TTATGATTTGACTGTTCCTGGATATAAAAATTTTGCTACAGACTCAATTTTTTCACATAACACTCCCGAAATCTCAACCGCACTTGACATATACGCTGAAGAATCAACTACCCCAGATCAAAATGGTTATATTTTACAAGTATATTCTGAATCAAAAAGAATCAAAAGTATTTTAGTTGATTTATTTGTTAATACATTAGACATAAACACTAATTTACCGATGTGGATTAGAAACATGTGTAAATATGGTGATAATTTTGTTTATCTGAAATTAGACCCTGAAAAAGGGGTTACAGGATGCCTTCAATTACCAAACATCGAAATCGAAAGATTAGAAAGAGGTATTGATTCAAGAACATATAACGCGACAATTAATGTTAATAGAAAGGCCTTGAAATTTGCGTGGAAAGCAAGGGAAGCCGAATTTAATACTTGGGAGGTTGCCCACTTTAGATTGTTGGGTGATGATAGAAAACTTCCTTATGGAACATCAATGTTAGAAAAGGCTCGTCGTATTTGGAAACAATTAGTATTGTCTGAAGATGCGATGTTAATCTATAGAACATCAAGAGCACCCGAAAGGAGAGTTTTCAAAGTTTTCGTTGGTAACATGGATGACAAAGATGTTGAGCCATATGTTCAAAGAGTTGCAAACAAATTTAAAAGAGATCAAATTGTTGATAGAAAAACAGGAAATGTGGATTTAAGATTTAACCAAATGGCAGTGGATCAAGATTATTTTATTCCTGTAAGAGACGCCGCTCAAGCAAGTCCAATTGAGACATTACCGGGAGCAACTAACCTTTCAGAAATCGCAGATATTGAGTATATCCAAAAGAAATTGGTTACAGCACTTCGTATTCCTAAAGCGTATTTAGGTTTTGAGGAACCTGTAGGTGATGGTAAAAACTTATCACTATTGGATATTCGTTTTGCAAGAACAATCAATAGAATTCAAAAATCGGCAATTGCTGAGATGAATAAAATTGCAATCATTCACTTATTTCTTATGGGATTTGAGGATGAGTTATCAAACTTTACGTTACAACTTACAAACCCATCTAAACAAGCAGATTTATTAATGATTGACGTTTGGAAAGAAAAGGTGATATTATATAAAGATATGGTGTCTGAAATTGCTAAATCAATTCAGCCTACTTCAGCAACATGGGCGAAAAAACATATTTTTGGTTTTTCTGATGATGAAATCAAAGTCGAACTTAACCAAATCAGAATGGAACGAGCAGTTGCCGCTGAACTTGATAATACGGCAACTATTATTACAAAAACAGGTATTTTTGATACGGTTGATAGATTATACAAAACCGTAACTGGAGGAACTGCATCTGCAGGAGGAGCTGCCGCTCCACCAGCGGGAGGAGAAGGAGGAGCACCACCTCCACCACCAGCGGGAGGAGAAGAAGGAGGAGCACCCCCAATTCCTGAATCAATAAGAAAGGATAAAAACAAACTCATATTAGAATCAGAAATTGATGATTTTGATGAAGACGAATTTTTAGATTTTCAAAAAGTTAATAACACTTTAGGTGAGGTAACCGATGAATTATCAAAACTTTTAGGTGATTAATTTTTTTATTAGATATTTATATAACAAAAAGAAATTATGATTGGGGAATTAAAATCAAAAATAGAAAAATATTTAACGGAATCTTATAAAAAAAATAATTTAAAAGATAATTTATTTGTCTTTGAGGAATTAGTCCTTAAAAACAAAAATATTTCCAAAATATTTTATTTATATGATGAACTACAACAACCAAAGGGTTTGTCTGAGTCATTAGCCAACGAATTTATTTTTGAATCAATAACGGCATACGAAAATTTAATTAACAAAGTAACACCAACACAAATTAGAGAAATAAAAGCTTGGGTTGGTCATGTTAAATGTGAAAACAAATACAAAAATATTGATGATCTTTTCTCAAAGAACGTCCTAACTTTAGAAAACAAAATTAAAAGTAAAAAAGTAATCTTGGAAAGTCTAAAATCAAAAGGACAAACCCAAAAAGAAATAATCAATGTTCCTTTAAAATCTATGGTGAATGTTGCAAATAAAACAATTGATAGTTTTTTATCTTCTTTAAATGAAAATGAAAGAAAAGAATTGAAGGTTTTGTTATCAACGCCAAAAGAAACTTTGATAGAAAACTATAACAAAGAGAAAAAAATAGTTTTAGAAAAATTATCGAACAAAAAACAAAATGAAACAGATAAAGAAACTATAAACACGATCGATCAAGTGTTAAGTAAAATTCAAACAGAATCTTTTTCAGAACTTAATTATTACAAATTAAAAAATTTAAACGAAGGTCTTTAATTTTTGATTAAAAATTGCCCGTTTTAATTTTAATCTTTTTTTTATAGATTTTTTTACAAATTCTTTCCTTTCAAAAAGAATCAGATTTTGTTTCGTCTTATTTACCTTTGATTTTAAGTCTTTAATTGACTTTTCAACATTTCCTTTTTTTACCTCAACTTTCAACATACAATTAAATATTTGATTCAAATATAATATTTGTTTATAATTTAACAAAATAAACAACACAAATATGAAAAATTTTTATGAAAAAAGGGAAGACCGTAAAATTGGTTGGATATAAATCCTTTAAATCACAATTTGGAACGATTGATTCCACAAACTTAAAATCAATCTTTATTAATATTCAAACTTGGGTAGAACCAAAAGATGAATTCGAAAATTGGAACCGAATAATTTTAAACATGACAAGGTCGGTTAAACACACAATTTTAGAAAATATAAACAAAGAATTTTTTGACACAAAATTTATTGTAGATTTTGATCTGAGAACAAGTGGTCTACAAACAAAAAAGAAATCATTTTTAAACTTAGAAATGAATCTATTCTTAATAGAAGAAATTGATTTCAAATCACCAAAACTTAAAAAACTTGTAAAAAATTTGGTTAAATGTATATATTCAGACGTGATGAATAAAAACAAATATTTCAAATTTTATCTAACTAAAAACGGAAATCTAAAACCCCTTAAAAAAGAAACTGAAACTCTTTAGTATTTATATATAAAAATACATGTCAATATGAATGATCAATCAACAATTATTAGTTATATATATTGCTTGAAAGATCCTATAAACTTTAGTATTAAATATATTGGTAAATCGGATAACCCACCTAAAAGGTATATTGAACATATAAGAAAACACAAACATACTATTACAAAAAAAAATAATTGGATTAAAAAATTAATTTCGATAGATAAAAAACCAATTTTAGAAATATTAGATGTTATTCCGTTTTCAGAATGGTCATTTTGGGAAAAATATTGGATTGGGTTATTTAAATCGTGGGGATTTAATTTATATAATTTAACTAACGGTGGTGATGGGGGTAATTATGGCCCTGAATCAAATAGAAAAATATCCGAGAAATTAAAAAATAGAAAATTTTCTGATGAAACTATTAAATTGATGTCGGAATCGGCGAAAAAAAGAAAATTAACAGAAGAAGGTAGAAAAAAACTATCTAAAAGTAGAACAGGGGGTAAAAATCCTATGTTTGGTAAAAAACAATCATTATTTTGTGTTGAGTCTAAATATAAACCAGTTATTCAACTTACAATAGATGGTGAATTTGTTGCTGAATGGAAGTCATTAAAAGAAGTATCTGAATATTTATTAATTAACCGAAACACAATTAGGATGGTTTGTAATAACCAAAGACGAAGTGCGGGAGGATATAAATGGAAATTTAAATAGATAATGAAAGTCAATATAACAAATGAATTAGATAAAAAAATGATCCTTGTCGAATATGACGCTGGATATATTGATCCAAACGAAAGAAGAAACTTGTCTATGATTAGAGAAAATCGAGATATGTTGGATCACTCCAAACCATTTGAGTTCTATGCGGTTCTTCAAAAATATAATACACCAAATAGAAACGGAAGAATATATCCTGAAAAGATATTAAAAAGAGAAGCCGAGAATTATAAAAAAATGATTCAAAAGGGAACGGCTCTTTCTGAGTTAAATCACCCTGAATCTTCACTTATAGATCTTGATCGTGTATCACATGCAATTACTGATATATGGTGGGAAGGTCCTGTATTGTTAGGTAAATTAAAACTTCTTACAAGTCCTGGTTTTCACGAAAGAGGGATTGTATCAACAAAAGGTGACTTAGCAGCAAACTATCTTCGTCAGGGTGTTACATTGGGGATTTCTTCTCGTGGAGTAGGTTCCCTTAAAAAAGTTGGTGAACAAAATGAAGTTCAGGATGATTTTGAATTAATTTGTTTCGATTTAGTTTCATCACCATCAACACCAGGGGCATATCTTTTTAGAGATAAAGATGAAAGATCTCGGTTTGAAGAAAACTTAGATGAAGAGAAAAAAATGCACGCAGAAAGACATGTTGGTGAAGCTGGATCAAAATCACTTGACTTAATGAATAGATTATCCGATTATTTGAATAAATAAAAAAAAATAATTATGGACGAAAAGTATTTTATTGCGAGAATCACAACTGATATTGTTGATGAGAACACCGGAAAGGTAAAGAAAATGAAAGAAGAAAAATTGGTCAGAGGATATTCACCGACTGATGTTGAGGCTAAAGTTACAAAGGTATATGAAAATTATACTATGGATTGGCGAATTACCGCTATTGTTGAATCAAAAATTGATGAGGTAATCGAAGGGTAAACTCAAGAAAATTTTAATTAAAAAGGGAAAAGGAAAAAAATCTTTTTCCCTTTTTTTATGCCCAATCGTGTAAAATACAGAACTTTTTGAAAAATGTGAATATTTATTAGAAAAACTATTTAAAAAAAAATGAGTTACAACAAAAATGTAGTAGAAGATGCTCTATTTCAAATTAAGAATTTGGAAGAGACTCTACAAGAAAATGCAAAAGGAATACTTCAGTCTACAATGAGTGAAGAAATCAGACAATTGGTAAAAGAATCTTTGAAAGAACAAGATGAGATTGAACAACCCGCAACCGATGACGAAATCGAAGTCGATGATGAAATGGACATGGGTCCTGAAGAAATGGACGATGAGGACATGGAAATGGAACCTGAAGATGACATGGAAATGGATGATGAAGACATGGAAATGGATGATGAAGACATGGAAATGGAGCCTGAGGATGATATGGAAATGGACGATGAAGAAGACGCTATCGATATGACAGATGCTTCCGATGAAGAAGTTTTAAGGGTTTTTAAAGCTATGGGAGACGACGATGGAATCGTTGTGAAAAAAGAAGGTGATTACATCCATCTTACAGATGAAGATGATGATTACATGATACAACTAGGAGAGTCCTATAATGAATTAGATGAAGAAGACATGGAAAATATGTATGAAATCGAAATGGATGATGAAACTAACGAAATGATGGATTCTGACGAAACAATTTATGAAATTGAAATGAGTGGTATGGGTTCTGAAATGGACGAAATGGATGACGAAATGATGGAATCTGATGATTACATGATGGAAACGGATGATTACATGATGGAAACGGATGATTACATGATGGAAACGGATGATGAAATGATGGAAATGGATGATTATATGATGGAATCTAAAAGGTCCAAAAAGTTCAAAAAATCTGTAACTCCAAAAGGTGTAGGAATCGGTAGAGGACCTAAGTTTGGATACGATAAAAAACCAAATATGAGTGGAGGTTTTTCTGAGAAGAAAAAAGAAGCTTTTGGTAAAGGTATCAAAGCAATGGGAACAGGAAAGGCGAAATTTGAATATAAAGAAGGTGAAAACATGAAAAAAGGAAAAAACACCACTGTGAAGAAAATGGAAACAAAAGAAGCTTCAAGAACACTAGGTAGTGGTTCTAATTTCAGAAGAGGTGGTCTTCCTAAACCAAGAGCACATTCTAGTTTTAACACGGCAATCAATGAAGAATTAGAATTGATGAAAGAAAAAAACAACGAATATAAAAAAGCACTTGATGTTTTCAGAACAAAACTTAACGAAGTTGCGATCTTCAATTCAAATTTGGCTTACGCCACACGTTTGTTTACTGAACACTCAACCACAAAACAAGAAAAAATAAATATCTTAAGAAGATTTGACAACGTTGATACGTTGAAAGAATCTAAAAACTTGTATAGAACCATTAAATCAGAATTAGGTTCAGGTTCTACACATGAAACTAAACTAAATGAATCAGTTGATAGAAAAATTAGCAGAACTGTTGAGTCTGGATCTTCTGTCAATTTGATCGAATCAAAAACTTATGAGAATCCTCAATTCTTGAGAATGAAGGATTTGATGACAAAGTTAAAATAAACATAAACTAAAATAATAAAACCTTAAAAAAAATGGGAGCATTATTAGAATCAGGTCTTGT